ATCAATGAAGATCGTCCTTGTCGTCCCGCAACCGATCGCGAAGAGAACGCTCCCAGCGATCACGCAAGCTCTTTTCGGTTTGTGCATCTTGTCCCTTCTTGTTCTCGCGCACCAGCGACTTGACCACCTCGGCGATCGTCTCGAACAGTGCCGCGAAAAATGCCTTGATCATTCCGCTTTGGATTTTGTCCAAGACCGGCCGACCGTGTAGCCGAGCGAGCTCAGTCCCATCACGATCATGGTCGCGACCTTGTCGGTTGTTGTCGCCCCGTCAACCTCGATCCATCCGGAAAGGATGGCGAGCGAGATCACCGAGGTGAGTGCGGCGAGCCAGAATTCACTCGTCCTTATTCCCCGGGTCGGGGCCGTCGTTGTCGTTTGTTCTTCTGCCATTTTCTTCTTGTGCTCCTGTGGTGTCATTTTTTGCGTTCATGTCCAGAGTGTCCGGATCATAAATTTGAGAGAGCTTGCCCTCGTGCGCGTTCACAAACGAGCACAAAGCAAAAACAAAAGTCATGCCGATGGCGATCACGACGCCGGCGAGATACCCGATGGCGAGGCCCGTGATCATCGCTCAAGCAACCGATCAATCTTGTCCTCGATTCGCTCGAGGCGGTCGTGGAGTTCGCGACTCTCAACGGCCAGCGCGGCCACGTCGATCTCAACATCGCGCACCCGCCTGATCGTCTGGTCGAGTTGATGGACGACCCTCTTCAGAAAAAACCCCATCGAGGTGAGCGCCACGCCGAGCACTATTTGAACTATGTCGTTGGTTTCCATGCCTTCACCCCTTGGGTCGATCGTTCATTTTTTCGGCGGGGCCGTTCCGGTTCTCTGATATTTTCCCGCGATGCGCGGCCAATCGGTCACGCCTGAATTGACGATGGCCTCGCGGATTTGTGCGTTGAGTTCCCACCGCTTTCCGCGTTGCGGTTTGGTGAGCTTGTCGATCTTGGTTGTGATCGTCAAAATATCCTTGTCGAGTTTTTCGCGTTTCTTGGTCATGCTGCCCGCTTGCGTTTGTGGTGCTCCTTGGCCCAGAGTCGCGGGCTTCGATTTCGGCACCATTCAACATCGCCGTCGCTCATCTTGGCACCAAGTTTGGCGTCTCCGTCAGAATCAAGGTAGGCTTGCCCGTCCACGTTTATGTCGTGCACCCGCGCCAAGAATTTAACCGCCTCGGCCAGTTCATTCAAGGTCAAGCTGTCGGCCTTGTTTCCTTCGAGGATTATCTTTGTGTTCTTTGTCATTTTTATGAGGGTGAATTGACTCCGTACCAGTTCCCGCTATATGCTGCATTGTCTGAATACCAAGTGGCGAGCCCGTCGCTGTAAATTGTGAAGATCACGCTATCGTACAAATAAGTTTCAAGATATTGGAATGCCCCATAGCCATTGTAACGGTCATAGCTCGTTTGGAATAAATCGCTGGAGTCGGATGTTTGCACCGCGAAATAATAACTAGAAGTATTGCGCAACCAGAACTGAAACCGCCGACCCGCATCAACATCGCTGGGGCGCGGGATGGTGAGCAGGTAATTGTCTCCGGGATCGTAATCATCCATCCCAATCAGGTAGTCGGTTCCATCGTTGGGGATGGTTGAGCTTGTGCCGGAGGTGATGTCCACCACAGTCATCTCGCTGCTACTACCTGCGGGAGTGGCCCAAACATTGTCTCCGCGCAAAAACTTCGTGTCATTTGGCGTGCCCGTGGCCGAAAGGTCGCCCGTGATTGTTCCGGTGCTGGTGATCGTGCCACCAGTGACATCCACAAAAGTTCCGTTGCTGGTCGCCACGCTGGTCACTCCACCACCGCCGCCGCTGCTAAAATAACCGAGGGAAGTCCACGCCGTTGCCCCGTCGCCAATCTTGAGTTTGTCGGTGTCGTCCTCATAACCGAACTCGCCATTGGCCATCGTTGGGTTGTTAGATGTCCACTCGGAGGCAGTCCCTCGCCGCATTTGTATTTGTATCGCCATTGTTTTAGTAGGTTGAGGAGGGTGTTCCTCCGTCTGCATTTTGATCGACTAGGAAAACTGAAGCGGGCGACCCTCCGTCGATGTTTGGAATCCCGCCGCCCGTTGTGACCGTAACCTGCCCGCCGCCGTCATCGGTCAGCGTGCCGTTGGAAACAACGATTGTTTCCACACTGGAAACGCTTGGCGAGCCATCAACCTCCTCAACCGTTAAGCTGCCGCCTTCAATTTTAATCGTGCCCGCTGCATCATCCCCCGTGAGAGTCACCCCATCCCCTGCAACCAGCTCCACCGTGTTGTCAGCGGCGTTCCCCACATCCACGGTTAAATCGCCGGAGGCCGTGCCGCCGTCGGCTGAGATGGAAACCGTTTGGGCAACCGTTTCGTCAATAATCAGCGTGCCGCTCGTGGTGATTGTGCCGCCTGAAAGTCCGTTCCCCGTGGCAATGCTTGTGACCGTGCCCGATCCTCCTCCGCCTGAGATTGGGACTTCGGAAATGTCGGTGATGATGCCCTCTTTGTTCACCGTGACCACCGCCGCAGCGGTTGCGCTGCCATAAGTGCCCGTGTCGTCCTCGTCAATGTAGTGCAGTAATCCGATGTTGTAGGTCGTTGTCCCGAAAATGTTGACAACCATGTGGATTCCCGGCCCTGCTTCTAGTGAAAACGTGCCCGCCGCGCCCTCGTTGCCTTCCTCCCCTCCAATGGGAATATCTCCGTACCAGTTCGTAATCGTGCCGCCGTCGTAAACTAGAGTTGATGCCGTTGCCGACGCATCCCCTGTGCTCAGTGGGTCGCCGTTATAGCTTGAATCGATGTTGGTGCAAAGCTGCCGCCCGATCTGGATTTCAACGCCGCCGTGCGTTGTGGACGGCACGCCTCCCGAGTCGGTTTTGAATTTCAGGAATCTCCACCCATCCTCATATCCCGGATACGCCTCATTATGGTTCGCATCAAAAATGATGGAGGCACCCCAATCGTCATAATCGTCGAGGTTGTTGAGCTTCGCAATGCTCAGGAGTTGGGCGTGGTTGGCTGCAATTACCCCCCCAGAATCCACGCAGGAGAATACGAACCCATTGTGACCCCAAGTGTCTCCGTCGTAATCAAATTCGCCATATGGAATTTGAAGGTTCATTTTCTGATCCGTGGCGGCGGAACAGAGGATGGATTTGTCGTATGACCAAAATTCGATTTCGTCCCCGTCCGACATTACCCAACTCGATGTGGTTGGGGATTCAAATGGGTTTGTATACCGCAGGGATGCAACCGTGAAAGAGGTCATGCCGCCACCTCCGCCGCTGGGCACGGCCCAAGTGTTGTCGCCTCTCAGAAAGGTGGTTGCGCTGGCCGTGCCCGTTGCCGTCAAGCTGTAGGTGATTTCAGGGTCGGCGGAATCCCCAGTCTGTTCGGAAGCCAGAAATGTATCGCCCAAGAATTTAAGAATGAGCCCGTTGGTGATGTCCTCGCTGTTGGCGTCCGTATCCTCAACCGTCCACGATGTCATCCCACCACCGCCGCCGCCATCAGCCCAACTCAACACCCTGCTCCCGTCTGTCTGGAGAACCTGCCCGCTTGAGCCGTCCTCGTAGGGCAAGACCCACACAAGGCCGTTGTCGGCATCCAACGAACCACTGCCGGCCAAGTCCGTGGCGGGCGGGCATCTGAATCCGACGTTGTAGGGTGTGCCGGAATCCCAACCGAACAAGCGCAAGTTCGCCCCGTAGTCATCAACCGTGTCCGAGGGCCAGCCTTGGGGATGGATGGCGAGGCCCTCCTTGGCGTACTGGACGAATTTAGACGCTGGCCTCGTGGCCAAAAGGTTAAGGCCATTGAGTCGAAGGTTGCCGCCGAGCGTGGGCACCTCATCAAAGCGCAACGCGGTTTGTAGCGCCATCTTGAACCAAATCGCCCGGTCGCCGGAAAAATCTATCTGGAAAGAATTTGCCGCCGGTGATCCGGTTGTAATATCGAACATCGAACGGAAAACCAGATTCTCGATGAACGCCTTGACCCGTTGAGCCTGTCGGGAATCGAGGAGGGTGGGCGCGGTGCCCTTCCTGAAATCGCCGTCGAATTGATAACCGATATTGGGGATCGCTCCCTTGCCTTTCGCGATGGTGAGCTTGTTGGCCATTTATTCGGCTTCTGCTTGGAATTGAATCTGTTCCCAGATGTTGCCGGCCCCGTAGGTGCGACGCAAGACCGCATCCTTCACAACGATGAAAGTATCGGCGGAAACATATCCGGTATAAGTTGAGTAAGTCGTGCTCGTGTTGTCGTCCACGTAGCCGACCGACTCGCCCCGGTCGTTGGTGATGTAAAGCTCCTGCGCCACCACGGTGAAGTCAGAAAGAGGGTCGGCAGTTTTGAGGAATGTGTGATTGTTCTTGAGGCCCACCACCTTGGGAAAGGGCGAGCGAAAATTGGTGTCGGTTTCGTATGAATCATAATAACCCGGGAAGGTGATTGATTCAAAAGTGTAGGACGTGAACGCGCTGGCCACGGTGCCGAATCGGCGCTGCCATTGCACGAGGCCGGCCCCGATCTCGGAGGGCTCGGTTTCCTCAAAAAGAAAAGCCGAGGTATAGGTGCCGTCGGCCGTGTCGAGCGCGAGGGGTGCCCATGAGTCGCCGGCCTGAACAAAGTCGCGCTCGTAGATGATGGCGGTGTTGTCGCCGATGGACTGAAACGGGTAATCGATGCGCGGCACGGTGCCGATCTCGACGGCGGTTGCCCAGTCATCTCCGTTTGGATCGTCGGGATATATTGGCATCGGTTTCCTTTTTTATTGGTTCACGAATTTGCCCTTGAGCGTTCGGTCGATCGATGAGAGGAGCACGTTGGCCGTCGCCAATACCTTGCCGAGATGCTCCGGGGTGCCGAGCTCGATCTTGATGTTGCCGGTGGGGAGTCTGCCGGCCAGCGCCGCCACCTGATTCATCTGTGTGCGTTGAGCCTTGATCGCGGTATTCGATCGGCGTTGCCATGCTTGGAGCGCGTTGTTTCGTTGAGCCATGTGGTTCCTGTTTAGCGTCTGCCGGGCCAGCTCCGCCTCTCGCCTCTCCTTGTCAATTTCGAGCTCAAATTTCCATGATTGGCCGGTTTTGTCTTTCCACTCACCCTTGCGGCGGAGGCGCTGGATGTGGTTGTACTTTTCCAATGCCTCCCGGGCGTTGTTCGCCTTGATCTCCATTCCGTACACTTTGAACTTCAACTTGCCTTGCTTCATGAGGTAGGCCTCGACGGCCTCATGCTGCTTTTTCATTTGATCTTGGTATGCCCGCGTTGCCTCCTTGTCGAGCCGGGCTTGATCCTTTGTCGCCTGTTTCCGCCGGGCGGCCTCCTTCATCATCTCGGCATAAGTCATGTTGCGGTAGGTGCGATTATGCTCAAGGTTCCCGAGCGCCCCCTCGGCCTCGGCTTTCTTTGCCGCCCCAAGTTTGCGCTCGTAGTTGAGAAGCGTGTTGTATGCGTTGCGGCCGCGTTGGCCTTCCTTCATCCATAATTTTCGAAGCTCCTCGCCGCTCAGTTTCTTGAGCTCGACCTCTTTGTGGTTGAGCGCGATCATGGCATTTTTCATGCGGGCAAGTTGGGCCTCGTTGGCAATGGTGGTTCGGGCCATTGCTTGCCGGCCCGCCTCGCCCTTCGCCTTGAGCATATCCTCGAGATCAGCGAGCTCGGCTTTCATCACCTTGCCCGTGTCGATGCCCATCGACAGCAATGCACGGCGGTGCGCCATGACGCGCTCGTGCTCGATGGCCTTTTCAATCCGGAGGGATTCCATCTCGCGATCTCGGCGCTCCTTGACCATGTTCTCCCACTCCTTTGATCGCTTCGATCGTGCCGACCGCCGGAATGTCACGCGCTCATTCTCGGCATCCTTTTCGATTTTAGTAACCTCGGCGGCCATCTTCTCCTCTAGCTCGATCACCTCGCCGGTAAATTTTGAATATATCTTGGCAAGCCAAGCGAGCTTGCCCTTGATGAAATCGAAAACCTTCCCAAACTTTTCCCGCATCCCGGCCGTGACCTTCTCGATGATGTTGGCAAGGCCGGGGAACGTCTCCTTGAAATTATTCCAAACCGCATCGAGGCCGTCGGCGATTGAATCCCAAACCATGTTGAACGTGTTGATGATTTCGTGAACCGCATTGTAGAGGGCCTCGACGATGTCGGCGAAAACTCCCATGATCGTCGCCTTGACCTTTTTCCAAACATATGCCCAAGAGTAGAGCGCCTCTTGGGCCGGCCCGAATCCTTGCACAAAATCCGAAAGCTCATACGCCGCATTTTCGAGCCATCTAAACAGATCGCCGAGAGATCGTGTGATCTCGTCGAATTTGCCGATCAGTTTAGAACCCGGCGCGATCACCCCGAGAATCGCCCGCATAATTGAAGTGAAGGCATCACGCAGAACCCACGCGGCGCGGCTCAAGAAAGAATTTGAAGCCGAGAGCTTTTCAATCGCCGTGCGTGCGGCAACAAAGACGCGAAAAGCCGCCGAAATAATTTTGATCAAGACGACAAACGATCGGACGACGAGTTGAATGATCACCGAGAGCCGGCCCGTTGATCCGGACATTCCGCCGAACATGGCGAAGATCGGCCCGGCCGCCCTGACCAGTTCACGCCACGCAAGAATCAGGTCGTCAAGGATCGGCCGCAATTCCTTTTTGACCTCGCCCATCCATTTCATGATCCCGGCGGCGAGCTTGTCAAATGGCACGTCCTGAAACGCCTTGGCCAATATTTTCACGAGGGGAACAAACTCTTGCGCGATCGGGGCCAATGCCGCGCCGGCCTCGATCACTGTCGCCTTGATGCCGGCCTTGAATAAATCCCACTCGCGGGAGAGCCCTTGATTCATCGTCTTGTACGCCTCCTCGTATGCACCGAGCGAATTGCCTTGGGCAAGGATTGCATCGGTGAAGGATTGAAAGCCATTTTGTGAAAGAGCGACGAGGCCGTTGACGCCCTCGATCCGCCCCATGAGCGCCTTGAGCTTGTCCATGTTTCCGCCGGTCGCCTTGATCACGAGCTCCATCGCCGTCTTGAGGCCGCCCGGTTGGGCGAGAATCTTGGTGAGCTTGTCGAAATCAAGCCCGAGCATCGAGGCGACGCCCCGCGCCTTCTCGCTCGGCGCGGTGAGCGAGAGGAGCGCCGAGCGGATTTGGGTCGTGGCTTGCGCGGTCGGCACGCCTTGCGCGGTGAGCGCGGCGATCGCCGCACCCACGTCCTCGAATGAAACCCCAACGGCGGCGGCCACCGGGGTTATGTTGTAAAGGCTGGCGGCGAGTTGCTCGAAATTCGTTTTGCCGAGGCGAATGGTGGTGAAGAAAATATCGGCCGCCTTTTCAACGGATAAATTTTCCTTGCCGTAGGCGTTGACCACCGAGGTCAACCCGTCCACCGCCGTCTCGAGGGTGGTCACGCCGGCGATCGCGGCCTTGCTGGCCACCCGCATGAAGTCGATGACGTTATCCTTGGGCACCCCGGCGGAGACGGCCTGATAAAGGGCCGGCACCATGTCGGTCGTGAGGATTCCCATTTCTCGGGAGAGAGAAAGCACGTCGGCCTCGAGCTTCCCCATCTGGCGCTTTGAGATTCCCGGCAAGAGCGTATAAACCTCGTTCATGCCCTTTTCAAATTCGGCAAAGGCTTGGAGCGCCTCGACGGAAAACTTGATGATCGCGGCGGCCATTGCGGCGGCGGCCACGGCCAGCGCAAGCGCGGCCGCCTTGCCGAACTTGGCGACCAACCCCCCCATCTTGCCCATTGCCGACCCGGTTGCCCCCTTGGCCCCCTTGAGGCCGCTCATGAACTCTTTAGACTTGAGGCCGAGATATGCAACGATTGAAAATTTTCCAGCCATGATTTACTCGGCGCGAGCCGTCTCCTCCTGTTCACGTTTTTGAATCGTCGCCATCTCTCTCAGGTATTCATTGCGAACCGCATCGGCTCGGGGGGTGTTGAATTGCACCGATTTAGTGTCTGAACGCCGGGCAACCATCGCGTCGGCATACCGGAAAATGCGCTTGAGTGGAATATCGAAGATGGCCGCCTCGCTCCACCCATATTCAAAGGCGAGCACGTCCACGAGTTGCGCGACCCATGCCTCCTGCGGTGCCCCCTCCTGATCGCCTTTGCCTTCAAACTCTTTCGCGAGATATTCGCGGAGAGGCTCGGGCTTGAGCTTGCGAAACCAGAACCGCCGAAAGAATTTCTTGGCGGCCCTCCGGTCGCCGGGCACGAACTCGGGGCTCATGATCCAGAGGAAATTTAGCACCGCCTCGCGGCCGGCGTTGTTGCCGGAGAGAAACGGGTGCTCGATGGATTCAAGGATCAAAAGCCGGTTGAGGGTCATGGGCACCACCCATGCCACAACCCCCACATCGACGAGCTCGGGAGTCGACAGGAGCGAGAGTTGAATCTCGCGCCGGTCAAGTTCCCTCGCCTCGGCGATGCGTTCCCGATACTTCTCCCAAAGCTCGGCGGCCGTCATTCGTGCGGCCCGTTAATTGATCTTCTCGTAAAATGAGATTGAGCACTTGGCGTAGTCGCCGGCGCTCTGGGCGTCCCCGATCTCGGTGAGGAGGTAAGTCGTATTATTCCGGGCGTTGGTTGTCGCCAACACGAGCTCTTGCCCGAGCTCCGGGTTGGGCGCGGTCGAGTCTGTGTCCGACAAGTATTGGATCGTTGCCGATCCCTCCACCCGAGAGGGCACGATGGTCGATCCCAAGGGCTCGCCGTTGCTGTCGTTGATGTCCACTCGGGTCGAACCGTAGGTAAACGACATTGACTCGCACACGTAGGTGATCGAGTTGATGGTGACAGGGGAATCTTGAATCCCAAAACTTTGGGTTCCGTCGCTGGTGATGGCCATGATTGTCCTTTTGTTTTTTGCCGTGGTTGTTGGCTGCCGACGACCCCGGGCCGCCGGCGCGGGGCTCGCGCCCCTCACCCTTGGGCCGATCGTTCAGATCACAGAAAAAACCCCCTCACGAGATCGCGTCTCGCGAGAGGGCAAAGGACACCGCTCAGGGCATCAGGAGGCCGTGAGGGCCATTCTCGGGCAGAGAAAGGGCACCCACGGGCCGGGGGTGGTTCAGGGTTTATCGCTTGGGCATCTCCCGAGCGCCGTGAGCATTTTGAACTCGCTGACGTAGTGATGGAGATCGGCCAATTTGGTTGCCAGATTCAAGGCGGCCCTCTCAACCTTGTCGGCATCATAAGGCATTTGAATGACGAGGGCGACCTGCTCATCCTTCCATCCGTGGGAACCTGTCAACGTGTGCCCGGCCAACGCCGTGCTCACAATGCGAAGGTCGGCCCGTACATCCTCGTGCACGCTGGCGATGACGGTGTTGATGCCGATCTTGTTGCTTTCGATTTGTTCTTTTATATTTCTCATGGTCTTGGTTTGGTTTGTGGTTTTGGTTACTTTGAAAGGTTTGCTTTGTAGGCCGGGTGTGCCTTGGCCTCCTCATCGGCCTTGAAGTCCGCAGACGTAAGGCGTTGAGTGTAAGGCGTCCCGTCGTGTAGTTCACCCTTGTGCGGCCTGTCGGCGAACTCCTCGAGCGTCTCGATGTCGTCATCCCATCCATGGCGGACGGCGGACATGGCCCGGCGGGCCAGTTTGCGCTTCTGGACTCCCACGATTGTTATGCTCGTGATGTGGTCGTAATGACCCTCGGCCTCCAGTTCGTCGCGTACTGCGACCCGAACGTGAACAGCCTCGGCCATGCTCATCCCCGCATCATAAACGGCGGGGTCGGTGTCATCGAATGTTACCACGACCGTATAGAAACGGTCGTCCTGTTCTACTGCGTCGCGGTCGTATGTGTATTGGCTCATAATATGTCTTGGTTTGTGGTTTGTTGTTTTGGGTTTCGGTTACTTTGAAAGGTTTGCTTTGTAGGCGGGGTGCGCCTTCACCGCTTTCATGGTGGTGAGAATTAAAGGTCGGCGTTCGGCAACGGCGGCCGCGCTCCAGCCCTCTTCACGTGTGCGAAGGTTCGGCTCGGTAGTTCCCTCAATATGGTATGAAACACGGGTGAAGCCGTGCGACGTGTTCATGGTGGTCTTTTTCCAGACGCCGGGGTGCGCGTCGTTTTTGAAATAGTGGAAGGTGAAATTATTCTGGCCGCCCTTTGTTGTGACATATTTCCACCCGGCTTTTTCGCCGTGTCTTTTGCTGTGGTGGATGGGTAGGTAGGTTGGGCTGCCCGTGTTGTTGGTTTGGTTTGTCTTGTAGGTTTCGCTCATGGGTCTAGAAATAGTCGATTACAGGCCAACCGTCGATAATTACTTTTCACCAATCCGGAAAACTGCCGTTTCGGCCCACGAAAACAGGGGTGAGAAAAATGAAAATAATTTGCCCGGGAATGGCGAAAAAAATCAGATTCGGCGAATCGCAACCAAAACGCCCACGGGGATCGCGACAAAATCGCCGCACAAGTCCGGGCCGAGATCGTCGAAAAGGCTCGTCGCGATCACGATAAATGCGTCGGTCTTTTTCACGAGCCGGCCGGTCGTCTCGCACTTGGCCGGGGCCGCATCGGAGAGGTTTGAGTTTACGCTTGCGGTGATGTCCGTCCACTCAACGGCGACGAGCGTGCCGAGCTTGGGGAACCTACGCCGGCCACGCATCACGACGGATTTCAAATACGACGAGATACGTGAGGCTTGTTTCGTTAAAATCTCCGTCGGCCATCATAGTCGAGTTGGTCGGCTGCAATTCCTTCACGTCGTAATAGGGCAACGTGGTCGTGTTCCAATTCGCGCCGGATCGCATCATGGCCTCGCGCACCTCGCCCACGTAAGTCACCATCGAGGACGATTGCCCAACCGTGTTGTCGGTGATGATGTTGATCGCGAACGATGAATTGAACGCGAGCCAATCGAATAGATCAGGCGACGCGCCGCCGTTGCGAGGCGCGGCGGGTTGGTAGGCGTCGCCGATGTCAATCTCCACCTCGATGCGCGGCGTCGTGAGATCGGTCATCTCGTTCGAGCGATACACGTTGACGCCGGTCGCCGAGTTGAGGAACGTCACGGCGGCCGCCTCAATATGCTCCTCGAATCGGTGAAGGTCGGCGAGATCGGTGGCGGCCATTGCGTTTTAGTTCCCGGCTGATCGCCGGCTTGAGCAATCAAGCATCAACGCAAGACCCGAGGGGTCGAGGGTGATCTCTTGAACCTTGTGCTCGTTTGTTCCGTCATCAAAGACCCAACCCTTCGCCGGCGTAGTCGAGAGCCCGTTGATGTTGATGTGGAAACGCCGGTCGAGCTTCACCTCGCGGCCCGCATCCTCGACCACGAAACCGTCGGCAAGCGTTTGCTGGCTGGCCGTGAACTCAACCCCGACCGATGCGGTGGGGAGAATGGTTGTGAGGGTGACGGTGAAGTCGGTGATCGCATGATCAAGATCGGCCGAAAGCATCGCGTTGGTGTAATGTGCCATTGCTCAAAAAACCGGCACCGCCCAAGACAAGAACGGTGCCGGCTTTGCGTAGAGGCGCGAGTGGTATTAAGCGCCTGTAATTTCCTCGCCGGCGGCCGAGTTGATGATGAGCTCGTCAACCGTATGGCGCACCCGCACGACGTTGGCCGGGGGTTGCTCGGTTCGGAATGTTTCAGTCGTGAACTGGAGGCCCGCGCCGCGTCCGGTGTAGAACGCCGTGCGGCCGATACCTCCGTTGACAAATGGCCCGTCAGCGAGTTGAGCAACGTAGAAGCTCGTGGTCGGCCAAATGCTCGACCGGCTGGCGCTCTGCCCCTTGATGGCCGCGTTGTACTTGGTGTTTGCGATGATGACCGCATCCACACCCAACACGCGGGCAACCTGATCCTGTGCCCAGAACATTGTGCCCGACCCGTTGATGAGGTTTCTCATGTCGTCGGTCTGAACCATTTCCTGATAAAGGCTCGCCTCGATGATGAGGTTGACCCGATCAAAGACACCGTTACCGTTGAGCCTCAAGACCGCCGCATTGATGTCGGCGATCGGCGTGGCGCTGGCGGCAACGCTCATGGCAGCCGTCGCGGCGGTCGAATTAAACGACGCGCCCGAGAGAGCGGCCTCGACCCGTATCTCGTGGCCGACCATCAGGCCGTCGGCGAGTTGGTTGGCGGCCACGGTCGTGATGTCGAGCTCGGCGTTGCTTTGGGCTTGGGCCAAATCGATGTCGTCGAGAGAGTTCTCGCAACCATATTCGAGAGTCTCGAACGTGGCGGCGGTGTACTGACTCGATGTTTGCGGGAAGTTGGAGCCGGAGGCCCGTGGCTTCGTGATGTCGTTGTCAAACTGGCTGGCTTCAATCTTGGCGTACTTGCCTTGACTCTTGTCCACGCCCCAGAAGGGAAGGACTTGAGCTCCGACAAAACGGTTGCGCCCGACGGCGTTGACCGCCTCGTTGATGACCGGCTGGAATGATGCGGCTGATGATGCAAATATACTCATAATTTTTCTCCTTAAATTAAACGAGGACGGGTTGTTTCACGATGACCTCGATCACATCGCCGTCGGTTGTGCTCGCAAAAAGCGCGTACCCAACGACGGTGTTGCTCGAGTCCGTTCCGCACTTTCCGGAACCGTCCGTATAAACGATATCGGCGACCGCGATGGTGTCGCCCCCGGCGAGGATTTGTGACGTGCCGCCAGAATTAAGCATTCGCACGTTCCCGTGCCCGCTCGCGGCGATGTCCTCGGTCGTGACCCCGATGAGATTGTCGGTCGCGTTGTCGCCCGCGACGGAGATTGTGCCGGACGAATCGACCGCAACGAGTGCATATGCCTCGATTGCGACGGCGGTCGCTTTGAATGTCCGGCCCGAATTATTTTGTGTGGTTGATCCCATGATTTTTTAGTTGTTGAATAATTTGGGGTTGTGTTTTCCGACCTCGAGGATCGCCGTCACGCGGTTGTGTGTGGGGTTGTCCTTGAGATAATTTTCGATTGCCTCGACCTTGGCATCCTCGGGGGTTGCCTCCTCGGCTTCACCCTCGGCGGCCAATTCCTCGGTGCCTCCCAGAGCACGACGAAGAGCACGATTCTCGATCGTGAGCTCGTTGAGGCGCTCGGTCTGGTCGCCGATGAGCGTGTCGCGCTCGTCGATCCGGCTTCGATATTCATCGAGGGCCATCGTCAAAAGTTCGGGAGACGCAACCTCGGCGGCCTCAACCTCGACGGGCTCGGGTTCGGGCTCGGGCTCGGGTTCGGCCTCGGGTTCGGCGGCCTCGGCGGGGGCGCTTTCCTTGGCGGCCTCATCGACCTCGGCGGGTTCGGTTTCCTCGGCTACGGCCTCGGTTTCGGGTGGCTCTTCATCGAGCCTCTTCTTTTTCTTTTTCGCCTTCGGCTCTTCGGCCGGTGCCGGTTGTGGGTTGGCCTCCTCCGCCGCCTCGGCGGCGCGACGGCGTTGCAGATCGGCGCTGGCCGATTCGTCGAGTTCTGTGGTCGTTGATGCGTTCATGCTCTCACCCTTGGGTTGATCGTTCATGTTGGTGGGGGGGTTTTCTGTGAATAGGCTGGCCGTGGCGGCCGGGGTGTCTACGAAATCGGCCGAAAAGATTCGGCTCGGGTTGATTGTTGGGAGGTCAAACTCAGCGCCCTCGGGCCGTTCGGAGAATCCATCAAAGGGCACATCGTCCTCGTCGGTTTCCCAGAATAACGAGCCCTCAAAGACAATGGAGATGCCGAAGGTCGAGGGCATCTTGTCGGCCAAATCAAAGAGCCGATCGAATCGCTCGGGCTCGTGATCGCGAAAGGATGGAAGCGCCTCAAACTTGCCGGCGCGTATCTTGTCGTCGTCCCGGTAGAAATCTGAGAACGCGCCGACCTCCTCCATCAGGCGATCAGATTGAGCGCCGTGGTGGGAAATGTAGGCCGGGAGAATCTTGCCCTCGAGTAATTCCCCAACCGTCTCAAGCGATCGCTCGGAAATCATCATCCGATGACCACGAGCCTCGCCGCCCTCAACGATCGAGATGCCCGAGATCGTTCCCGCGCCCCGGTCAACCGCGCCGCCGTCCATTTGAAAGGTGATGCGTGTGGCCTCCGGGCTCGAATATTCCCCGCGCTCGTCGATCAGTTCACGGAGGCGGCCGGCCTCCTCAAAAATATCGGTCTCGTCGTTCTGGGCCGAGCGCGAGCGGATCGCGTTGAGGCCGTTGATCGAGATCGTCTTGAAATCGTCGGTGTACGGGTAACGGAATCGGCCCTTGGTGTCGGGCGTGGCCTCCTTGTTTTCACCGAGATACCAATCGGCGAACCGATCGAAACCCCGGCTCTCGATGTAATCATCCTCGGCGGATGTGGATGGCCCCGACCATTCGGCCGAGCGCTTGATCTTGCCTCGCTTGATCAAGCTCCGGGCATTCTCGATCGATGCCCGGCGCAGCGTGGTGCGTAGTTCAAGGATGGCGCTCATCACTTGGCCGCCGGTTTCTTCTCGGAGTCGCCCTTGAGCTGGACGTCAGTCCATTTCTGTTCCATCGTGGTGAGTTCCGCCTTCTTTTTTGCGGTGGGTTTTTTCAGATATTCTAAAACTTTTTCTCTCATGATCTTTGCCCTTGGTCTGGTCGTTCGTTTGGTTGTGGGGGTTGTGGGGGTTGGGGGATTTCGCCCCCGGATTGCTCGACGATCGTTTGCCAATCGGCCGAGGCAAAAAGTCCATACGGATTGAAGAGGTCGAGAGAGGAATCAAGGCCGTATTCCTTGGCAATCTCCTGAGCCGTCTTGATGTTCTGGGCCTTGCGGCGCAACACACTCTCGGCGGTGTAGCCGAACTGGCTCGCCACATCGTCGAGCGATTGAGCACCAAGCTGGACGTACTTGAGGTCGGAAGCGACTTGCGCCGACTTGTTCACCCACTTGAATGCCGGCGTCTGCCAGCGCGTGCGATATGGATCATCGACCTCGTTGGGGATTTCGATCGATCCATCGGCGATCCAGCGCCCGACCTTCCAGCGAAATAGGCGGTCGAGAATGTAGGTGAGCGAGCGCTGTTGATCCTCGATCGCGCTTTGGTATTGGAGCAGTAAACCTTGCGACGCGGAGAAACTCGTTTTGCCGATCGTGTTCATGATCATCTCGACCGGGATGCCGACCGACGCGCCGACCTTGCGGATGTGGTACATCACGAACTCAACCCCCTCGACATTGGGCCGGCCGTTGCTTGAGATTGTTGAAACATCCTCGCCGGGCTCGAGGTAATGGAACGAGCCGGGCTCAAACTTCTCGAGCCGGCCGATGTCGTCCTGATCCTGCGCGGCCATGCGATCGACAAGCTCGAATTGTTGCGAGTCGTGGCGGCGGATCACCGCCGACAAGCTGGCCGAAACCTTCGCCGACAACATCTCGACCTCCTCATACTCGGCCACGTCCTGCAATGAATTGACGGCGGCCGCCAACTCAGGAACGCCGCGCCATTGGCTCGGGCGCATCCTGCGAAAGTACAAAAGAAAATTGCGGGCCGAGATCGTCTTGATGTTCATCAATGACCCATTCACCCGGTCGCCGATCTTGTAGGATGTCGGCTTGCCGACCCGGTTCACGATCACGCCGTTTTTGTCGTCGCCCGCCTCGGAATATGATCCTTGGCCGATCGGGTTGCCGATTCGGTTGCCCTCGATGAGTTGGATGTCGCCCTTGGTGGTGAGGAGCATCCCGATGTCACCCTGCCAGAGCGTCGAGTCGGCGAGCTCCTGTTGGACGCCCGTCATGTTCATGGTGCCCGTCACCTCCGGGAATTCGCTCCACGCCTCCCACATCTCGGAGAGCCGGCGGTTGTAGTCGTCGGAAACGGTCGCCGGTTGCGGCGTGATCCCCGCGCCGATCACGTCCGTTTTGCGAAGCCTCGAGATGGCGCGGGCGACCGGGTCGTTGCGCTTGAGGTTCATCAAGGTTGAGATCAGGCGATCACGGTCGAAGGGCGAGAGCTCAACCTCCTCGGAGCGGATCGGCTGGAGTCCTCGGTTTTTCCGGTAACGGGTATTCGAGACCGCATCATAACCGAAGAGCACTCGGCCGGCGGTCTTGATGCGCCCCCAAAAGTTCGGCGAGGTTGTTGGTGTGTTCATCCCCATGATCGAAAATCGGCCCGGTTCACTCCCCGGGCGTTGAAAGCTGGGTCGCGGAGCAGAATGATTTTATTGAGTTCCTTGATCTCCATCCAAATTTTGTTCCTGTCCTCATAGCGGAAGGTGCGATCGCCGAGCGTGTACTCGCTCGTTGCGCTGGTGCTGATCGTCGTGTAGGCGACCAGCAAATTGTCGCGGGCGGTGACGAGGTCGGCGATGGCGAGGTTGCTTGCCATTTATCCGGGAACGTCCATGCCGGGGAATTTCTTGAGCTGCATCTTCATGCTCATTTTCATTTTTTTGGTGAACGCTTTTGCGACGGCCGGCTGGCGGCCCTTTATGCGTCTTTGGAATGATGAGAAACCCTTGACCCCGGGGTTGAGGGTGTTGTGGGCGCTGCTCTGAACCTTCACCACAAAATTGCCGGCCGCCGGCGATGCTTCTTTTTGCGCTTTCGTCACCTTTGACCAGCGACCCTTGCCGGTCATGTGCTTCGTCACGCGCCGGACATAGGCCGCTTCCTTCCATGACGCGGGAACCTTGGGAGCAAACCCGGCCTCCTTGTACGACAAGAAAAGCATCCGCATCCATGCCGCCTTGCTTGAGCCGGCCGCGAGCAATGCCTTGCGGCGGGCACGAGTGATGCCGGCGTTGATCATCGCCCAAGTTGCGTCGCTATATCTCGACCGACCCTTGCGCCGGTAATATTTTTTTCCGCCGATCTTGAACACCTTGAGCGATCCCCTCTTGCCCTTGGGCGGCCTCCCTCCGATGTATTTTTTCCAAGGCTCGTATTTGATTTTGATGGCCGTGAATGCTTGCTTGAACGTGTTGCTCATCTTGGCCCGGGGGCCGCCCAGCTCTCGGGCCTTGCCGGCCATCTTCGTATCATTGGAAGTGAGCGCGAGGATGGCCCCGATCTCCGAGACGATCACGCGCTTCATGTCGGGGGGTGGTTTCCACCACTTGAGAATCATGGCCACGGCCGTGTCGAATGGCTCGGTATCAATTTGCCTCTCCTTGCCGCCACCACCTCCGCCGCCGAGCAGACCGCCGGCCGCGCCACGCGCTCCCATCGCTGCCATCCGGGCCGCTGCACCTGCGAAAATTAAGGGAACCGGCATCTCTACCCTTGGGGCGATCGTTCAGATCACCGGGGTCGAGGTGGGCGGATTGCCTGATTTGGGGCCGGATTCGTGCCCCCAGATTGAGCCCTGAGCGCGTTTGATTGGGGGCCGGGTATGGTTACACCCCCTAGGTCGGGAGGAGGGAATCAATCCCAAAAGGACGGTGCCCGGCTTCGGCGGCGGGGCTTCTTGGTGGGTTTCTTTTTGCCCGGGGTCTCGAGCTCGTCGCGCATCACCGCGCCGCCGAGTCCGAACATTTGCGAAAGCGCGAGCACGTATATCTCACAATCCCAAAAGTGATCCTGCCGGTGCCCGGCCACGACCCATTCACGGACGGCGCGGCCGGCCCGGTTCACGCGCTCGACGTAATTGGTCGAGAGCATTTGCCGAACATATTCGAGGTCGATGTTGGCATAAAGCCACCAGTTCAAAGTTGATCCCGATCGGCGCTTGAGCATCTCCTCGCCCCATGTGGATTTATTGACGTGGAGCAAATTGATCCTGGCCTTGGAGGCTTTCGCTCCCTTGACGTTGGCCGAGTCCGGGTCGATCTGGGTGACCTTGTAGCTCGTCGCCAATCGATCCCAACCCTTCGCCCCAAACCAGAACGGCCGGGCGGCGTAAATCTCCGAGTAAATTTCCTGCGTCCGATACCCCGTGTCGATCACGCCATGCGTTGCCTCGTATTTCTTCGCGATCTCCATCAACTCGGAGAAGGCCGGCGCGGTGCCGTTGTCGATCAACCAGCTCGTGCCGTCCCGGTCGAAGCCTCGGCAAACCCAAACGAAATGATCACGCTGAACATCGACCCCGAGCAATCGGAAATCCCCCTTGATCTCGCCGCGATTATGGTCGGCCTCGAGCTTGCGAAACTTGGCCGGGTTGACCTCGGTCTCGGCGGGTCGGTAGGGTTCGGCCAGCCATCCATTCGCAAACGCTTTCGCGCCCTCGACCGTTGCTTGTGTCTTGAGGTATTCGACGGCGATCCGGCCGAAGGTGAGCACCGGCGAGAATAGGCTCGAGAGGTGATATGATCGGGCACCGGCCTCGGCCGTTGACTTGCCGGCGATCCATCGGCCATCTCGGAGCATGGCGGTCTTGTGCTGGTCGCGGATTTTGCCGCCGCATTCCTCGCATTCATAGAACGCCGACGCCTCGACGATCGCGAGGTTGATGATGTCATCCTCGCCCTTGGCCTTCTTGTCCCAATGGATATTCAACTCGCCCTCCTCGTTGCGCCACCTCAACAAAATTTCTTCCCCGCAATGCGGGCAGCTCATCCAGTAGCGCCGGCGATCGCCCTCGTTGAACTCCTGCCAGATGCCGCCCTCCTCCGAAACCGGCGTCGAGGATTGGAGCACCTTGAAAGATCGCTTGCCCTTGATGCGGTCGAGACATTCACGCCGCACCCCTTCATCAATCACGTCGATCTCGTCGAGCACGAGGATGGAAATCGGGTAGCTCCTGACGTTGGCTTGAGAGCCGGCCCCGACTAGGTTCATCGTGCACCGGGTAAATTCTTGTTTCAAAAGCGAGAACCGATCAACGTCGATGTCGCCGTTGAGGAAGCGCGGCAAATGCTTTTCGAGAACTGAACTCTGGGCGCAAAAGGGCAACCATCTTTCGCTCGCGAAATTGCGGCACAAAAGGGCCGACGGGAACACCCAGAGAATCGGGGCCGGCGCTTGGTCGATGACGTACCCCAGCATGATGTAGAAACTCGTGGTCTTGCTGGTTTGGCTACCCCAACAAAGCGAGACCCGCCGCACGTTGGGGTCGCCGATGGCCTCGAGAACCTCGCGCACGTATGGGTACATCCGGGTTGAGTATGGCCCCGGTTGCTCGGTGATCCTTGGGCTCAACTCAACCGATGCCTCGGCCCACTCGACGACCGATCGCTTCGGTTGAAACCGGACAAAGCCGGCCGCGTATACGTCGAGGTTATTCATCGCCGAGCCTCTTCTCCATCGCTTGAAAAATCCCGTCAAGGTGCTCACGGATACCCTCCTCACCGTGAACCGGGTCGGCCGGGTTGACCTTCGCGCCGGCCGCCTTGGGCATCTGGTTGAGCAACTCACGCAAGGGTGAGAGCACGCGCTTGATCGCCTTGCGGGCATCACCCATCGGCACGAGGTTCTCGGTCGTGCGCTTGAGCTCAATCTCTTTGAGCCGACACATCGCCTCTTCCTTGCCGGCCTGAGCCCGCAAGAGCTTGGCACGCAAGCGGCGAATCTCCTCGGGCATGAACTCGTCGGCGATCCTCATCGTCTGGTCGGTGGCGCTGGCTCGCTCCATCATGAACCGGGCCCACTCCTCAACGTCGTTGCCGGCCGGCCCGCCGTGCTCGCGGCGCAAGTGGCTGATCGTCTTGGGCGTGACGCCCATCGCCTTGGCTAGTGCGACGGTCGTCATGACGGCGGCCGCCTTGGCCGGCTTGGCTGGCTTGCGCTTGGCTGGCTTGCGCTTGGCGGCGGTCATGCTGCCACCTCCCAAAGCCGGCGAGGCGAGTCATCACAGGGCGACCCGAAAGTCATCACAGGGCGACCCAAAAAGCCATCACAGGGCGACCCCATGACCGCCTGACGCGAGGTGTTTAAGTGCTTAAAAACCGAGCAACGGGCGCTG